AATTTTCTATTTTACCACTACCTATTGAGGAACTTCCTAAAACTCCATTTTGTAAGTCAAAATATTGAAACCCACCAGAAGAATTATCAAAATAAGCAACCCAATTCCTTTCAGCTTTTTTAGCAAAAAAAGAAAAAGAATAAACAACACCGTTTACTAAAGTAATATTTCTTGAAATATCGTGAGTAAGTAAATTAATGTCTTCTATTAATTTATCAGCTGTAGAAGTTCCATCAGGTGCTGTTGTTGAATTTGATGTAATAGTAGCTCTTGTTTTAACCCATAAAGCATTATCAAACTGCTCTGAATAAGTAGCTAAATTCGTTCTTGGTATCTCAACCAAACCATTAGCATCAACTCTTGTTGCACTTGTTGCTCTTACAACGTCTAAATCACCACTTCCATCGGTAGGTTTTATTGCGTATAACTTACTCGTTTTTACACCATTCGGCGTTACAACCAAACTTGCAGTTTCAAATAAACTCATTATATATTTTCTATTAAATTAATTAAACATTGTTTTGCTTCAAATACTCCTGTATCTGTAGCAATTCTTGCAATAAAATCTACAACAGCTTCAATTTCATTACCTAATATTTCAGTTTCTCCACTCCAACTAACACCATAAATTGAACCCCAAGATATATCATTATTGATAGCACCTTGACCCCAACCAATATCGTTGTTGTTTACACCCTGTCCCCAATCTATATTATTTGCCATTGTTAGATTTTAAAGTTTCTACTTTTTTTAATTGTTCTACTTTTGCTAAATATAAATTTAGCTTCTTAAAATTTTTAATCTTTACGTTATTATATATACCAGCCACTATAAAAATTATTTGTATCAGGGTTTACATCCTCGTTATTGTTATTATTATATTCAGGGTATGTATTCATATTATAACACATAAAATCTATAAATCTTTGTGTGTAACTTTCAGCAATATCCCTTTCTTTTTCAACTAAAAAATCAACTTCCGCTTTATCTACGTTAGTTGCGTTTTCAGAACTATGTTTAAACAAACCTTTGTTACTTAATGTATATGCAGCAAATGGTAAATAGTAAACCATTGCCCAGTGAATAAGCATAGGTTTAACGTAAATGGTTAAAAGGTTTTTATAATTCACAAACTCAGCTTGGTTAATATCGTTGTTTAAAATCAAAGTTTGTAACTTTTGGTAAAGTTTAGAACCTAAATAGTTTTGAATAGTAATATCTTGACTGATTTTAATATACTCTATAAAATCGTCAGCATCTAAATTACCATTTACTATTGTAAATTTCTTTACATCTTCTGTTGATATTAGTAATGCGTATGCCATAATTATTTATTGTATTCTGGATGATGTCCGTTATTTGGCATATCAATAGGTCTCATTGCCACCTCTTTATCGTTTCTTACTCTGTAACCGTACTTTTCAGCTTTATTAGTGCTTATTTGCGTTGCGTTTGGATTTGTAACATCTATTTTAATGTTTTCAAAAGATACGTAAGTTTGTCTTAACCATTTGTGCTTACAATTAACTCCGCCCTTGTATAAAAACAAATTATAATTTTGACCGTTATGTCCTTGCCCTGGATTTACAGAATTGCTATCTGTTTTATCAATATCTTCTTTACGATATAATTTATTAGCACCAATCATTTTATTGCAAAATTCACGCTCACCTATTGCACTTCCGCTATATTTATAACGTGTAATAAAACGAACACCATCAATATTTTCATCTTGTTCGCTTTTTGCGTTTGGTCTACCTGTAATAGTAGCAGCAAATTTTTGTAACAAACTTTGTTTCTTTTTGTTATTTAAAGCTTCAATTTCTGCATCTAATTCTAATTCACTATCTAAATCTACTTCTGTTTCATCTATTAAAACCCATTCAGCACCTAAAACTTCGCCTTTGTTAATTAATGCGTTTGCTAATTCAGGATTTGTATGTGCAGATAATTGAGTACCTGTTTCTTCTGTTACTTGGTCTTGTGTTTGTGCATTTTCTAAATCTGTAAACTCTAAAGGCTGTATTGTTTTAAAGTATAATTTTAACTTAATATTATTAACTGCTAAAATAATATCTAACGCTTCGATAATTTCTAATTGATATGGTTTGATAACTAAATTATCATATAACAAAGTAGCTGTTTTAATTTCATCTGCATTGTTAGAAAAACCACCACCAGCATCACGAATACCTAAAAGCATTGGACTTGTTACTCTATGTCCTACAACTAATTTTTCAAAACATTCTTTGCTTAAATATTCGTAGTGTGCAGGTGCATCGTTTAAAGGAATATCATCTACAGTAGTTTTATTTTCTACCGAGCTGTTAAATCCTACAATTACTTTTTCACCTCTTGCACCTGTTAATTTTCTTTTAACCTCGTTTGCTATTTCTTCTCTTTTTTCTTCAGGCGGTACACCGTTATTAAAATTTATAACTTTAGTACCACTAAAACCATTCATTACATCGTTAATCAAATAATCAGATATTTCTTCTTCTAACTTTGCGTATGGTAAAGCACCAGAATAATCTATTGGAGTGTAATAATGATAACCACTAATATAAGGTTTAATAACGTATATTTCAACTTCTTTTTTATTACCAAAACCAAAAGCAGGAATACGTTTTAATTCTTCACTTGGTTTTTTATTATTCCAATCAGGGTGGTAATACCAAGCTTCAATTTCTCCTTTGTCATTACATTTTTCAGCACGTAAAGTATGCATCGGAAAATGGTCTACGAATTTAACCTCGCCTTTTTCATATCCAATTTGCATAGCAGCCATTCCTAATAACTTGCGTTCTAAACCTACTTTCTTTAAACAGTTAGGTTTGATAATAGAAATCATTTTAGCGTACTCATCAGGTTTTTTATTTGCATCTAATGCTGATATACCTTTTCCGTAAATCATATTAGAAACACCTGTTATAATAGCGTTGTTAGTTGTGCTGTATAAATACCTTTCAATTAAAAAACTAAAGTAATTATTATCTAATCCGTATTCTACAAACTCACCTTTTTTACTTTCGTTTATTTGTGGTGAAGTATATGCACTTAAATTTAAAATGTGAAACATATTATTCAAATATTTTATAATCGTTATTTGTTGTATGTTGAGTATATTCGTCTTTGTTAATCGTATAACTTGCAATAGTTTGATTTGTACAAAAAACTTTATCTCGGTAAACTATATCCGTACCATTTAAAATAGTAAGTGTATAATATTTATTTTGTTTAATTGGGAATATTTTAGAAGTTGTTACATAGTATCTATCTATTGAAAACGTGCAATTTAATTCTACTTCTATGTTAGTTTCCTCATCTCGCAATACAATAGCATCAGCATTACTACCATAAATAATAGCGTTTAATGTTTGAGCAGTTGCTTGTTCTCTTAAGATTATCATATTCTTTTATTTAAAAACACAAAAGTCACAGTTTTGTTTTCAATTATTTAAAAAATAATTAAAATTATTATATAAAAAAAAAGCGTACTAATTAAAATACGCTTTTTTAACACTAAAAAAAAGATTTTTTAAATACCGTTTACAACTGTAAATCCAGCTAAAACTAAAGTAGTATCTATAAAGTTAGCAGGTACTTTTTCCATTCCTGTTAAAGTTAAGGTATATCCAGATAAATCTCCCATTGCACCACCTGTTACAATAGTACCGCCTGTTACATCCATACCGTGTTGTAAACCTGCGTAAAATAAATTACCGTTGTTATCTTCAACAATAGCTTGTGGTCTTCCGTAAGCTAATAATTTTAATTCTTTGTTATCTTTTGGAGTTAATCTTTTAAAAGTTAATTCCAAAACTTGCTCAAAAAACGTTGTACCGTTCTCTCTTGAGCTATTAATATTTTGAGTAAAGGTACTTGCACCTTTTAACTCATATTTGTAAGCAGATGGGGTGCCTAATACAGCATCGATTGCGTCAGTATTTGTAGCATCGTAAGTGTATCCTGTTGCATCTCCGTAATTTACGAAGTAAACATTTTTCAAACCACCTACGCTACTTTTACATACTTCCAATCTGCCCAAAGTCAAATCACACATATTTTTATATTTTAAAAGTTAAAAAAAAAGGTGGCGTTTATTGCACCACCTTTTTAAAATTATTTAGTTATTAATTATGCTGGAGTGTAAAGTACGATTTCAGAACCTACACCGTATTGAACAGCAGCAGTAAATCTCATAACAACTCTTACATTTTGACTTCCGTCAATATCTGCCATATCAATTAATTTAACTTCATTATAGTCAGATAATAAACCTGTACCAAAATATAAGTTAGATTTTTGAGCAGCCATCATATAGTTAGAAGCTAAACCATTAGCAACAAATACTTTAACACCATCAAAAGATAATGAACCGTTGTTAAACCATTGAGTACCCATTGAGTTAGTACCGTTAGCACCTAAACCAGAAGCACCAAAACCACCTAAAGCTCTTACGTATGCTCTTGCAACGTTTTGAGAAACATAGATATATAAATCTTCCTTTCCATATAATGTAGCAGGAATTTGGTCAATTACCTTGGCCATTTCTGTTATGACATTTGCAGCAGTTACAGTAGTACCAACTACATCAATAACAGCAGCATCAGCAGTAGCTAAAGTTACTAAACCTGCATATTCTCCAGCGTTAGCATTAACACCTCTCCAAATATTAGTTTCATTTTTCTCTGCTACTTTAGCTGCTACGTGAGCAATTAAATAATCAGCAAAAGATTTTGGTAAAGTTTCGAAAGCAGACATTCCCATTTCGATGGATTGCCAAGTACTTGCGAAATCTTTTTTACACAATTCCAAATTTACTTGGAATTCCTCAGGGGTAATTACTCTTTCAGTTAAAGTAACTGTAGAAGTTGCATCAAAAGCACAAGTAGCATCTTTAACGATAGCGTCAGTTGCTAAACGTTGGATAACTGATTTGTACTTTACGTTTGGCATTACTTCAATTCCACCATTTTCGATAGTAGAAGCTGATAATAATGCAGCTGAAATGTATTTTTTTGAAAATTCACCAGCGTAAGTTGTTGTAATACTTGTAGTAGTAGCCATTTTTTTTAATTAATTATTAGTTTGCTATTTTATTCATTACTCTGTCGAATGTAGTCATTACTCTGTTTTGTGAGAATAACACTTTTTCAACGTTTGGTTTTGCATCAGGATTGTGTGTTAAAGGTTGAGCAGATAATTCTACTTTTTCTTCAATAACATCTACCTGTTTTGCTAATTCCGTTTTTAAACTTTCGATTTCTAATTTTAAAGCATCAACATCTTCTTTTGAAAAATGCGACTCTCTAACAGTAGACTCGATTACTTTTTTAGCTGTTGCTGTTTGAGCTGCTTCAACCTCAACTTCTACTTCAGGAGCTTCCTCTGCAGGTGCTTCAACTTCCATTTCTTTGATTTCTTTGATTTCGCCTTCAACTTCAACTACTAAAATCATTCCGTTATCAAGAATATAATCACCTACAGGCAATGCTACTCTATCTTCACCGTTTACAATAAACACCGCTTGACCTGCTTCGAATAATTCTGCTTCGATAATAGTCCCGTTGTCTAATGCCATTTGCTCAAGTTTGATTTCCATACCAAGCAACTTTTTGATTTCTGTAATTACGTTTGACATATTTATTAAATTTATTTAAAAACAATATTATTTAATTGTTGTTGTATTTTATTACTTTCCTATTGTCTTAATAGCATTATTCATATTACCTAAAGTATCATCAATTTGAGAAGCAAAATCATACATAGTCAAAATTTGTTTGTAAGAGTCTGTATTTTTAACATCTAAACCTAATTCAGTTCCTAATTTTTCAAATTTAGTTCTTAAGCCATCTACAACTTTTACTCTACCTTTTGCAAATCCTTGATTATTTGCAAAAAATTTATAACTTGAATTTAAAGTAGCTACAGATTTTTGCACTATAGCATCAGCTTTATTTGCATTATCTAAAAACGTTTTAATGTTTTTTAATTCTGCTGTAATTTCATCTGTTACAGCTAATTCTACTTTGTGAGATGCTAATTCTGTTTTAGCAAATAATTTACTGAATACGTTTTTTTCTTGTGGTGTCATTTTTAATTTATTTAATATTTATTTAATATTTATTTAACCAAGTTATTATATCTTTTGCTTCTCCAATAACAGTTGAAGCTTTCATTTCATACTTTAAATAATCAGCAGGTAAATCAATACCTAATTCTTTTGCAGCTTTTTTAGTTTGTTCAAATTGATTTAAAAATTTTTCAGCATTTAAAATAGCATTTTTTATCATTGGTATAGCTTTATTACGAGCAAATGATACTTCTAAAAAACCATTTTTAAATTCTTTTTCTGCACCATCAACTATTTTAACAGCGTCTTGTACAATACCTAAATTTATATCGTGTGTACCTAATTCAGTTTTAAATAGTTTACTAAATACATTTTTTTCTTGTGGTGTCATTGTTATCCGTTTACTCTTGTTATTACTCTTACTCCGTTGTTTTCTGTAACGGTTACACTATCTACTCCTGTAGTTGCACCAATGCCTTGATTTTGTAAATCACCATTGCAACATTCTTTACTATACGTGTTGTCATCACATAGACAACCTTTTTTACCATTTACTGGACTCGTTTTACTTTTTGTTTTCGTACTCATTTATTAAAGATTTAATTTGTTCAACAATACTTTCGTTTTTACTTAACTGCTTTTTTTCTTCTAATTTATCTGCAAAATATCCCTCTAATGAAAAACCTTTTACTTTTCCTGTTTTAACATAGTCATTCCAAATACCATCATCTTCAACTTTAACTGAAGCCATCCAAGTACCTACAGGCACACTTAAATTATAAATAGCTGATTTATCTTTTGCCATATCTTCAACTATCCAACTTTCAACAACGGTTAAACCTTTAATTTCTTTACCGTGTTCTAAAGTCCAATTGTTTTGGTTACCATTTTTAAAGAATAATTGACTTGCTTTGTTTACTGTATCTTTTGAAAAGTAAATATAATATTCATCTTCGCCATTACGTCTGTAAATTGGCTTTTCAGGAATTAAAACAGCACCCATTAAAATACGCTTTTCAGTATCTACTTGAGCTAATTTAATTTCTTCTGCTTTTAACGCTACGAAATTAGACTCAATAGCAGGAGTTTCTACTACACTAATAGCATCTACACCACTTAATACATCTTTATCGTCTATTATTAATTCTATCAGGTTCATACTATTTTTATTTAAAAACATTAATTTCTATATTTTGTTATTTTTTATCCTAAACTTGCATTTTTAATTATATTTCTATCTAATGATTGTTGGCTTGTAACTTGGTTTGCAACTACAAACGCTTGAACAGGTTGTTGGCTTCCTAATGTTTGTGCTAATTGATTAACGCCTGTGTTACCTACTACGTTAAATTGTGGTGCAGGAGGAGGAGAACCACCGCCTCCTATAGATGGTGCAGAACCACCACCTGCAGAAGCAGAACCACCAGCAGAACCACCACTTGATAATAATTGTTTTGCTCTTTTTACGTTTGATAATACAGATAATCCTGTAGAAGCATAAGATATAATTCTTGCAACTGTACCAATTCCAGGCACGAAAGGAAGTGCTAATTGTGCAGCTACACCCTCTGCATTTGCTAAAGTAGAAGCTTTAGAAATTGCTACAGCACTATCAATACCAATT